TTAGCCGCTAGTAGTTTTCAAGTTAATACGTTGCTTGTCGGATCAGCTATTAATGATGCTACATATTTATTTGAGACAATCCACGGAGACCTAGCATGAGTACGATAACGGTCACAAACATCAAAGCCACAGGTGAAACAGCTAGTCGTGCAGTGTCAGGGATTGCTGCTGCTTGGTGTCATTGGGACAACAATGGTGGTAATGACACAAGAGACTCTTTAAATGTTTCTAGTAGAGGAGACCTTGGTACTGGATACTCTAGTGTAAACTTCACAAACAGCTTTAAAGATAGTCTTTCAAAGTCAGTGACTACTGGCGCAAATGACGTTGATGCTAGTACTAGTTTTTATGATTTAAGTCCTCACACATACACCGCTAGTCAGGTTCAATTCGACGGGTGGAAACAGACGGATGATACTACTACTCAAGTGGACTTGAATAGGAACATGACTACAATCCACGGAGACTTAGCATGAGTACACTAGAAGTATCCAACCTCAACGATGGCACAACAACTGTAGCGACTACGTTTGTTACTGGTGGGTCTGCAAAGTCTTGGTGTCAATGGAGTGGAGCCAGCTCTATAAGAAACAGTTTAAATGTTTCTTCTATAACAGATGTAACCACAGGAAGTAATACGATTACCTATACAACTAGTTTTGCAAATGACGATTATGCTCAAGGTGGTATGGCAAGAGAAAACTCAAGTGGTGCCACTGCTCATATGCGTCTTTCAACTTTTGCTACTTCTAACACAAGATACTTTTGTGTTGATGAAAGTGGTACATCTATAGATGGAGAAACTCAAATGGTCGTAGTGCAAGGAGACATGGCATGACCCACAGACATCTATGGGATAGGTTAGCAGAAGCTAAGAGTAGGCTAGACCCAGTGCAGTCTAAGTATCGTGTGCTGTTCGAAGACCCAGCCGCACCTGACGAACCAGCTAAGGTATTAGTGCCAGATCCTAATTGGATGGCTTGTGCTTTAGAGGGTGACATACTCCCACCTATAGAGACTTACCAGCGTGACAGAGGTGTGCCAGATGGACAGCCAAAGGAGCATCCATACGCTGAACCTATCGGTGCTATGACAGAGGAAGAAGCAATAGAATACTTAGTTCAAAAGGATATAGATCCGTCAGTATGGCGAGACTATAAAGGTAACAGAACAATCCTGAAGATTGTGCCTGTTGAAATGATCCCTAGTGATCGGTCATTTAGAAACGCATGGAGAATTATGCAATGACAACTTACATCAATATCAACGGAGATGTTCGTGAGGCATCTTCTCTAACAGTACCTTCTGACAGAACGTTCAGAGGTGCTTGGCAGTTCAACGGTGACGCTGTTGAAGTGGATATGTCTAAAGCCAGAGATATTCACAAAGATAATCTAAGGGCAGAACGTGCGCCTAGATTAGAAGCTTTGGACGTAGACTATATGAAAGCGTTGGAGGCTGGCTCTGGTGCAGATGCTATAGCTGCTAAGAAGAAGACACTGAGAGACATTACAGCAGATGCTAAGATAGCTAACGCATCAACCCCAGACGCTTTGAAGGCATTGGACTTGGCAACTCTACTAGGAGAGTAATATGAGTTTAGCGAGAGACATAGCAGACTTAGGAGCAGTAACTACTAGGCTCGATACTGTTGGTGCTAGTAGTGGTGCGCTTAGTAACAGAAATCTTATAATTAATGGGGCGATGCAAGTGGCGCAACGTGGAACGAGTGTTACTGGATCAACTGCTAGTGCTATCCTTACTGTGGATAGGTTTCAAACTCACGCTTCTGGCGCAACATACGACAGCCTCCAACAAAGTGTAACTTTAGGTGGAGAAACTGGTTTACCTGTTCAGTTTAAAAATTATTTTAAATTTAATGTCACAACAGGAGCAAACAACTGTGCTGTATGGCAAACTGTTGAAGATGTTACTAAGGTACAAGGCACTCATACTTTAAGTTTTTATGCAAAAGGCGTAAACCCTGCTGGTGGTAGTATAGATTTTACAACTAGACAAGACTTTGGAAGTGGTGGCTCAACTGCCGCAGATGTTCTTGTGGGAAACTTTGTTCTTACTTCAACTTGGCAAAGGTTTACATTTACTTTTGATGTTGCTTCTGTTGCAGGAAAAACAATAGGCGCAAGTAGTTATTTTAGGGCTATGTTTCATCAACCAAATGGTGATAGTGGAAGTGCTGCATGGAACTTACAAATCACAGGCCTTCAACTAGAAGTCGGCTCAGAAGCCACGCCCTTTGAGCATCGTAGCTATGATGACGAACTTTCTAAATGTCAAAGGTACTTTCAAGCTTGGGGAGCTGTTCACGCTTTTGCATCGGGTGTTTGGTTTAATAGCACTCAGGTTTTAGCGCACATGCCTTATATTAAAGAAATGAGAGCCGCTCCTACGTTTACTACGTCAGGCAATGATTTTGCAAAAGTGTATAAATCAGGTGGAACCATTCAAGTAAGTGACTCTACTCCTTTTGATGTCATCAATACAACTTCTGCAAGAGTAAACGTAGGTTTTGGTACTTCGGGTACATCAGGAGAAGGTGCGTATATACAAACTGAATCGGGTGCGTATATACATGTGGAAGCGGAGATATAAAAATGAATATCACATCGGCTCAATATAAAGTAGATTTAGATGGCACAACAAAAGTTTCAATTAAGGCCACAATAGACGGTAAACAAATGGCTGTACCCCTAGACCCAGCAAACCGTCACTACGCAGCCATCCTCGAATGGGCAAAAGAAGACGGCAACGAGATAGCCGCAGCGGATTAATGGATCTACCCAAGGTAAATATAGCAGTCATCGGAGTGATCTGCTCTAGCTTGGGTGGCATGGTTTGGTACGCTAGTGAGCAAGCTTCTATAATAGCTAATCTCGAAGAGACTGTTGCTGTTCTTGATGCTCAAAGTAATACTACTGATAAGGTAAATATGATCAGAGATATTGAGCAAAACAAAGAACGAATAGATGAGATTATAGATTACATTGTAGAAGTTGAAGAAGATAATAGCGAAACTGTTGATGAAATTTATCAAGAGTTTGAGGATGTTTTTGAAACGCAAGAGGGTTTTTTGCTTCAGTTTAATCAAATCGTTAAGCTTCAAGCTCGAGTTAAAACTTTAGAAAACACATTAGAATTTTTAGCGAGACGTCCTACACTATCAGACGGTAGATAGCTATGGTTGATCCCATTACAATTCTTGCTGGTATCAAAACAGGACTAGCTGCTGGTAAAACAGTAGCTGGTTTGTCTAAACAGATTGGGCAATTCTTTGATGCAACTGACCAAGCAAAGAAAACGCTACAGAAAAAAGGTGTATCAAGCAAAAGTGCAAATGCTACGGCGTTGGATCGTTGGGCGAAAGTTAGACAAGCAGCGGAAGCTGAAGAAGAACTCAAAGAATGGATTACTCAAACTTACGGAAGATCCAAATACCTAGAGCTATTAAAGATTCGTAGAGAAGTTTTAGCAGAAAAGCGTGAAGCAGAAGCTCAGGCAAGGCGTGAAGCACAGGAAAGGGCTGAGTTAGGTCTGACTATAGCTGCAATAGTTCTGCTTCTCACAGCGGCTGCTGTTGGCTCTACTGCTTATTTGCATTATATGGGGTGGCTAGACATCTGGGATTACTTACCCTGAGATTAGTTGAAATTAGATACGACAGGTTTGTTGTGTATACAGATGATGGTAAATTAGTTATACAAACAAGTGAAAGGCGCATAGCAAAAGGAGTTTGCAATGGTGAAATTAACAGCAAGCGCGATAGACCAGCTAAAGATACTACCTAGACTGGCTTTTCTTTGCCAAATTATTTTAACTTGGAAGGTTTGTTTGTGGTTTATGACGCTCGATGATCCAACAACTCAGCAGAGTGCGTTTGTATCTTTGGTTACTGCGATGCTTTCAGCATCTTTCGCACTGTGGTTAGGCAAAGAAGCTAAGACAGATAGGATAGGCGAATGATTGGGATACTTCAAAGTGTAGCTGGACTAGCTACAACGTACATCGATAGCAAAGCAAAGGTCAAAGCTGCTGAAGCAGAAACCAAAATGAAGATTGCTACTGGTGAAATCAGTTGGGAGCAAGCAGCTATTGAGGCCAGCGCAGACAGCTGGAAAGATGAGGCTTGGACTCTTTGCTTCATTGCCATAGTGCTGGGTTCATTCGTGCCTTGGTTACAACCATACATGAAGCAAGGCTTTGAGAATCTTCAGGCTGCGCCCCAGTGGTTTAGTTGGGCAATGTATGCTTCAATCGCCGCGTCGTTTGGAATTAGAACAATGAAAGGATTTAAGAAGTGACATTTAAATTAAGCGAACGTAGCCTTGATAGGCTTGAAGGTGTTGATAAAAACATGGTTGCTCTTGCAAAGTATGCAATTGGTATAACCAAAGTTGATTTTGGAATACCACACCTGGGCGGCATGAGGACAATGGAACAACAGCGTCAGCTTGTTGACAAAGGTGCATCTCAAACCATGAAGAGTAAACATCTCGAAGGAATTGCAATAGATACAGTGGCTTACATAGGGTCAAGGGTATCTTGGGAACTCAATCTCTACGATGATATTGCGGATGCCATGCAGCAAGCAGCTAATGATCTTGGCATTCATGTTCGCTGGGGAGCCGCATGGCACATCAATTCGATTGGTGAATACGAAGGCACAATGGAAGATGCAATGAATGAATACATCGATCTTCGAAGGTCGCAAGGAAGGCGTCCGTTTATAGACGCTCCTCACTTTGAACTTTCGGTTTAAGTTTTGGTTTAACTATTCTTGATGCAACATCGCTTTCAACGCAGTACATTTCCGTACCATTGACTAAGTTGTACAGATCATCTGTTGCATATTGCGCTTTATAACAAGACTCGTAGTTATTAAACCAAATCATTGTTGCAGTTTCTTCAGACTTAATGTGATAAACCAAAACTAATGCAGTAAAGAAATCCATACTAATGCACATACTTTCTTACTGTACTTACACTAACTCCAACAATTTTTGCTGTTGAACCTAGACACCACCCTTTGTCTAAAAAATATTTTATGTCATCAATCTCTTTGTCGGAGAGGGAACTATTACGCCACCCCTCTCCGAAGGTAGCAGACCTTGGTGTTTGCTTTGGTTTACTACCGCTCGATAGTTTACCACGCCTTTTGTGTACGTTCATTTTCCCCTCCACTTTATACAGTCTATGATTGCATAGTTTAGCATCTTCTATCATTTGTTCTAGTGGTGTCATGATTTATCCTTTTTTATTTCTTCATATTTTTTCATAACTCTTTCTGTAAAAGCTCCAGATTCTATTTCATCTAAATGAAGCTCTGCTATTTTTAAGCAGTTCCTTATTAGTTTTATTTGTTTTTCAAGTTGTGTCATTTTATTCTCCTAAAAAAAAGGCCAGCCCCGATGGGAGGCTGGCAAGTTACAAGAGAGCCGCGAGGCCAACAGGCTGTGAGCAGTGTAAGCGTACTCTCTTGGAGAACGTGCCTCTAATTAAAACGGTATGTCATCTTCTTTCAAGTTATTATTTGGCTGTTCTTCATTTTTATTTTGTGGATCAGATATTGCGAACGACATGTAAGGCTTGCCATCCTTCATTCTTCTCCATGATGCCAGTCGTTTGTCTGTATATGGTGCAGTCCAAGGCATCTGCTTGTCTGCTGTGTCGTACAACTTACCAGTGTAGTCTGGTGCGTTGTCTTTGGCGTTGTCATTCTTAAACATCACGCCCACTTTCTCGTACACTTCCATGACTTCCATGCCAGATTGTGTGACTCTGCGTACTATTACGCACTTAGCGTCACGACCTTCCACATTCATCTTACCTTGCAAGATCATGTTCATGTCTTCGAAGGGTGGGAATGCCACGCCATCATTTGTATTATCGTATTCTGCCAAGCTTCTGACTCCTTTGCTTAGTTGTGGTGAGGGGTTCTTGGGAAAACCTCCCCCTCGATAAGGCTATCATAACTCCAAAGGAGACTTCCCAAGAATTACCAATTAGTATTGCTAGTTCGCTTTGTTTCTGGTGCTGGCTCATCATTTGCCACAGGCTTTGGCGTTGCACCTTTCCTGTTTTGCTCACCATCATCATCTTCAGCTGGTAAGTTTAGCAATGACATAATGCCATAGCGTCTAGCATATGTGATAGCACTGCCTAGTCCTTGCATATCATTCTTGCCTAGTACTAAAGGTATGGCTGTCACAAAGCTCTCGCCACTCTCATGCACAAGCTCTGTTGTGATAGACTTGCCATGCTCGTTTGATATTGCTCGATGCATAAGCAAGAAACCTTTCTTTGCTAGTGGCTCTGTCACCGCTTCGATCACGCTCTCAAGTGTAGCGTACTTGTTACCGAAGTGTGGATTCTTACCACTCTTTTTGATTGGCTCTATGTCGGCTCTTGCTTCCATAAGCATCTTGATAATATTTGTTTTGGTTTTGGTAGTCATTTCGTTCTCCTTGTTATTCTAAGATGTCCGCGCTTGTCACGCTTGACGGTGAGTTGGTCGCAATAAACTTCTCGTTCGTTATCACTGACCATTTGCTTGAGATTTTTCTCAGCATTCTTGAAGACTTTGTTTTGTTCATATCCATGAATGTAGGTGACTGCTGCATCGACGAATTCATTGTCGAATGATGCATCTCGTGTTTCCATATCATCCAGCGTAATTGATAGCCTTGATAGTTTTGTTTCCTCAATTCCAACAGGCTGTTCATCGCGCATAACATAACCCCAGAAGTCAGACACCACTGCCCACATAGAATTGAAATACTCTTCGTTGTACTTGACATGTATGCACTCCCAATCACTGTTACCAAATATAACAGACAGGTATACACCTTCTGCTTTTGCCATGTGACAGTAGAACTGTAGCTGTGGCATGTATCGATCAAGCATTTTGTCCATGTTGTAGAACCTATTGGTATGCTTGGCTTCGATAATATTTCTTTCATCTTTTATGGCACCATCGATTGTGCCTTTCACTGGCACAGTACCAACTGTTCCAGTAAACTCTCGCTGTTGTGCAACAACTTGCTTGCCTTCATTTGCGGTAAACCATTTCAAGTTGAAGTCTTCAGTATGCCGACCCAACTGTACTGGTAAGTTAAACATTAGGTTCTCTGGTTCTTCACGACCTGTCTTTACTTTCCAGAGTTCGAGCCAGTAGCCTTCCATGATTTTGGTGCAGTCACTGCCACCAATGAAACCTTTACGTTCCATGTTACGTTCTCCTTTTTTATTTTTATTATATCATACAATTTACCACGATTGCGGTGTTGTGTAAAATATTTATTTATTTATTTATTTGTTCTTTGATTTTGTCGTGCTGATCGATCAACCGCTTGAGCATGGCTTCGGCTGCTGGCTCGCTATATGTATGCCGCAGCAGCCGAGCATATGCGTTGCGGTGTGGATCGAGATCAGTTTCCTCGAGTAGGTTTTTGTCAATCATTTCAAGGGCTTGTCTGCCCCATAAATAATTATGACCAACCGACTCGCGTTCTTTGATACGCTTTGCCATGATCTCAAGAGTATCAGGAGCCCAGCTTCTGCTGGCCTCCCTCTGTTTCTTTCGATCTTCAGCATAGATTTCACGAGAGGAACGGCTCAAGCTTTGAGACCATACCTCATCTTGTACAGCACGAGTTACTGATTTCATTGTGCGATCCAATACTCTTTCACTTTTTTACCACTATCGACTTCAATAAATTGACTATCGATTGGCACTCCAGATTGTTTTAGATCTGTGATTCGGGATGCCAAGCGAAAACATTTAAATTTTTCGAGTGCGGTTATTGCAGTAATAGTATTGCCTTGCTCAAGATAACTCTTGATCTGTTTGTTTTGAGATTCCATTTTCGTTCTCCATTAGTTGTTTAAATTTATCGCCACTCATTATGACCAGCGTTTGCGGAGTTCCCCTCCGTCTTTTATAGAATGCAATATCCCTGCCTTCTAATACTTTGAAAGGGCTTGGGAAGGATGCAGTATCACGATACTTTACCTCACCTACCATTTCAAGTCCTTTGATTTCGAGCTTGATGTCACCAGAATATTCTCCTCCCAAACTGCCTGAGAGGGGCTGGCGTTTCGCTTTGATCTGCGCTTTGATTTTGTTGAGCCAATCGACAAACCACTTTTCGTGGTATGTTCCTTTGTTTTTGTTACGGTTTGCCATCTGTCCTCCTCATAGCAATTCAAACATACATACCAGTGCTTCTGTGTAGATCTACCACTATTGTTTTTTAGTATAGCAACAAACCATTCCGTATTACTTTCGCAGCTGACGCACGTTATTCTTGCTGGTTTTTTTCTTGACTTCGATGTCATATCCCAATGCCTCGAGCCAACACATGAGAAAAAATCCAGACGGAACTCTCTTGTGCTGCTCCCATTTGTGAATCAATGATTCGGTACAGCCTATGATGTTAGCCAGCTGTGGCTGACTCAATCCCTGATCATGTCTCGCATCGATGAGCATCTCAATCATCTCATTGTAATTGTGAGACAGTCGTGTGTTAGGCAACTAAAAATTTATATCCTCTTCATCATCGAAGATACCAAGTCCTTGGCATTCTTCGCAAATTTCAGTGGCACTATCTATATATCCTACATCTCTGTCAAACCCATGTGATTTGGGTACATCGTATTCAATGTACCCATCACCACCGCATTCTTGACAAGTCTTAGTAGGGGATCTCATCATCGATGTCATTGCTACTCTCCGCAAGTATTTGAGCTTGATGTATTTCAGCAAGCTGTTCGATTGCATGTTCTTCCCACACATTGGTAGCACGATTTACCCATTTGTCACGATTAAATCTTGGATTAGTTCGTGCAAGTTCATCAGCAATCTTTTCGATTCCTGTTGCCCAATTCAAATGTGGTGTGATTACATCAGCAAGAAACTCAAAGTCTCTGCGTGTAAATTTAGGTGTTGATCTGTTAACCATTAGTCCATCCTCACTATATGATGTTTGCCAAGTGTTGGTATTGCCATTACTGAATAAGGATAGAAGTAGACTGACCCCTCTTCAGTATCCCATGTCATAAATGGATGCATGGGTGAGTCTTCTGGATGACGAAGAACACCTTCGTTATCTATCTCACCAGTCATATGTCTACCTTTGATACCCATACCAGAACGAGCTTCGTACTGATTATGAAGGTGATCGAAGAGAGTTTCTTGAATGGCAAAGCAAGTACGCCTCAAGTTCCATTCAGTTACCCAAAGCGGAATGAATCCACCCCAGCCCATCATCTGATGTGTTGTCATATCAGGGTATTTCTTTTTGTTGTATGTGATTATCATGTTGATTCCTCCTTAATCGACTGTGGTTGTAAGTGAGAGATTGTATTGAATCCAATCGTATATAATGTCTTCAATCTCACTAGTATGATCACTGATATTAATCTCTGATAATTTAAAACCATCAAGCTTATCATCAATCATCTTTCCTATTTGTGGTTTCATAATCTCGAACAGAACTATTGCTATTCTTGATTCTCTTTCACTTAATATGATGTCATTGTCAGCCATTTTACGTTCTCCTTTTTAGCCATTTGACTTTGGTTTATTGACACCCAGCATAGCTCACGCGTTGCCAGCTTTATCTGGGTGTATGTCAGCCCCCAGCCCGAAGGGATGAGGGGCGCGAGTCTACTACTCGCAAGTGACCATGCCCAGCTTCGCTGGAATAGCATGGCACACTATTAGACACCTCTGGTGTCAGACACATCTATGGATGTGTCACGCGGTGCGAAGCACCGCGAAAAATTTGGGAGGGTCGAAACCCTCCCTTATTTCTACGCTGATAAAGCGTTGAACTCTGCAACAATCGTTGCCATTTCTTCTGACATCTCACCATCGATGGCATTTGCCGCTACGCTAGTAAACTGTTTGCCAGTCAACTTCTTGTAAGCTTTCTGCGCTGCTTTCAACTCATCTTGCATTACAAGCAATGCGAATTGTTCAGCCTTGGCACTGGCTACGCTTGCTTTGAAGTTCATAGTTGAAATCTCATCACCTACGCAACGCGACTGATCACGCGCTGCCCATCGCTTCGCGTTGGCCTCGCGGTCTTGCTGCTTTGGTATCCAGAACTCCAAGTCTTCTATTTCCCTTCGAAGCTTGCGCTCCGCGTGGAAATAAAGACTGTCGATATGATGCCAGCCTTCAGACTTGCCCTCTGTGTTAGAGCTACGAATATATAACTCTGTTGGGTTTGTGTAAGTTTCAACGATTGCTTTTACTAGATTAGACATTTTCTGTTCTCCTTGTGGTTACATTCTAGCTTCTTCTCAGTTTAGTCCGACCCGAAGTGAGGGGCTGGACAACAACGACAGGGAATGACCATGGTTCGTAGGTCAACACGCAACCACGTCCGTGTTTACCTAGGGTTCTGGACGTTCCATGACGGTGGTGGCCAGACGCGAGCTTCGTGTTGGTCTAAACCAAATACACTTCACGAGCGTAGCGAGTGGCACTCTCACTACCGCGTTAGGGATGGAAGCCCGAAGGGGCAAGACTCGATAGAGGCTTGATTCACGACAGCCCGACCCCCACCTTCGGGGGGAACGCCCTGTCAATACTAGATGTAGTATGTAGACCCATAACTAGGCACAAGTGACGTAGGGTAATTGCTTGACAGCAATAGCTATTCTGGTGTCCAAATGGGGGGAGAGAGGGAGAGGGGGGCTTACAGAGGCACAACATGAATAACATTCTCAATACTAAGAAACTGACACCAAAGCAAACGGCTTTGGTTGATACACTCGTATCAAAAGGTTGCTCTATCACTCAGGCCGCTAAAGAAGCTGGGTATGCTGATGGTGACTCAGGTAGAGTGACTGCTAGCAAGGCTCTAAAGCAACCTCATGTGCAACAGTACATGATGCAGTGTGTGACAGAGCAATTAGGAATGAATGCTACGATTGCCGCTAGTAGAGTAATGAAACTAGCTACTGGTGCTAAGTCTGAGTACGTTCAGCTAGAGGCGAGTAAGGATATCCTCGATCGTGCTGGCTTCAAGCCTATAGACAGGTCTCAGGTACAACTAGCTGGTGATATACGAGTGTCCATCGATCTAGGCTAAGTTACTACGTTCCTCAGCCCCAGTTCATTATAGAGTGTTACCTCTGCAACACACGCCCCCCAAAAACCGCAATCACAATCTTGTTACAGGTCTTCCCCCAGCATTTTTTTCTTACAAAGTATTTTGTGCGTTTGAAATAATATTTTTTTAGTGTAAGGGTGAATTTATGTTTAATTGGTTAAAGAGATTGTGGCATGGCGAAAACTCCAGCGTGGCAGAGAAAAGAGGGAAAGAATCCCAAGGGCGGTCTAAACGCAAAGGGTCGAGCAAGTTACAAGGGGGGAACACTAAAAGCCCCAGTGAAAAGCGGAGACAATCCTCGAAGAGCAAGCTTCCTAGCAAGAATGGGGGGAGCAAAGGGACCAGAAAGAGACAGCAAGGGAAAACCAACCCGTCTTCTTCTCAGCCTAAAAGCGTGGGGAGCATCAAGCAAGTCGGACGCAAAGGCAAAGGCCAGAGCGATAAGTCGAAGAAACAAAGCTAAGAAAGGAAAAGCATAATGCCAATGGGAAAAGGAACATATGGTGACAAGGTTGGAAGGCCTAAAAAAAAGAAATCTATGCTAAGTAAAAAGCAGAAGACGCTACCCCCAGCTTTGAAAAGAAAGATAATGAAGGCCAAGTCTGGCGGTTCTTCTGGTAGCTCTTACTAAGATGGCTAAGAAGAAAAAGAGTTTGCTAAAACTGACCAAGCGTCAGGAGCAAACTATGAAGCGTCATAGTGAGCATCATACTCCCAAGCATATGAAGGTAATGAGGACTGCAATGCTAAAAGGTTCTACATTTGGTGAGGCGCATAAGTTAGCAAAGAAAAAGGTTGGTAACTAATGGCAGTTAATGCAGCTGGTAATTATACCAAACCTAAGATGAGAAAGTCTTTGTTTCAAAGGATCAAAGCAAGGGCTACACATGGTACGGCTGCTGGTCAGTGGTCTGCTCGAAAGGCGCAGTTGCTTGCCAAGGAATATAAAAAACGTGGTGGTGGTTACAAGTAAAGGAGAAAACTAATGGCTAAAAAACCTACATTACTTCAACAAAATCTAAAGAAACCATCTTTAGAAGATTTTATGAAAGCTTTTAACAAAGCATCAGATAGTCAACTTAAACCACTTCTTTCTAAATCTATGATAAGAAGAATGGAAAGGATTATGAAAAAGTGAAGGCTTCACAAAAGTCTTTACTTAATTGGGGCAAGCAAAAGTGGCGCACCAAGTCTGGCAAAAAGTCTAGTGAGACAGGTGAACGGTACTTACCTAGCAAGGCTATTGCTGCTCTTAGTGATGCTGAATATGCAGCTACAACCAGAGCTAAACGAAAGGGTAAGGCAAAGGGTAAGCAGTTTGTGGCTCAACCGAAAAAGATTGCTAGGAAAGTAAAACAATATAGGAGTTAATTATGGGCTGGATAATAGCAAACACTGGCAAAGCTTATGATGGGGAAACCCATGAACTTGCTGGAACTACATTCTCAGGTAAAACAAGAACCTTTGAATCCAAAAGATTAGAGTGGGTTAATCTTGTTGTTAAGTCTAAGGCAGCACCAAAAAAGAAACGTGCTAGAGATGACAAGGGTAGATTAAAAGCAGACGATCCTTCTACACCAGATGTTAACGAGGCTTACGAGCAATGAGACAAGAAGATAAACCAAAAAAGAAAACCAAAAAAAAGAAAACTCTTTTAGCTGGCTCTTTCAAAGATGATCTTTTTGAACCTAATGAAATTATAAATATAAGTGATAATGATCTAGGTCGTTATTTATCTATGCATTTAAAAGCAATAAGAAATGATAATAGTAATAAAGGTGTTCGAGCAAATTACAGAGCTATTCTTAGAGAACTAAGAAGAAGAGATAAGTAATGAGCTTTGTAAATACTTTAAAGACAGAAGAGCTTACTATGCTTCGAAGGATTGTTAAGAAGGTACACTTTAAATACTTTGATAAGAAACATGGTAAGTCTTTTGTGACAAACAAAATGCTAGACAATGTAATAGAAACCATTGGCCCAGAAGCAGTCGAGAAGATGATAAGGTCTGGAGTTGACAAGGGGCTGCGTTAGTGGTCGATTTTAAATACAAGCCAGATGGTGATACTCTTAAAGGCTTTATGAAAGATAATACTTTCTTTCGTGGCATTCGAGGGCCAGTAGGATCTGGCAAATCAGTGGGATGTTGCGTTGAAGTATTTCGTAGAGCTTTGGAACAAAAGAAAGCCCCAGATGGAAAACGAAAGTCACGATGGGCTATTATACGAAACACAAACCCACAACTACGAACTACAACTATTAAAACATGGCTTGACTGGTTCCCAGAAAATGACTGGGGAAAGTTTACTTGGTCAGTGCCATACACCCATCACATCAAAAAAGGTGAGATAGATCTTGAGGTTATCTTCTTAGCATTAGATAGACCAGAAGATGTAAAGAAACTGTTATCACTAGAACTAACAGGCATATGGATAAACGAGGCACGAGAAATTCCTAAGTCTATCATCGATGCTTGTACCATGCGTGTTGGTCGTTACCCTTCTATGCGTGATGGTGGACCAAGTTGGACAGGTGTTATAGCAGATACAAACGCGCCAGAAGAAGATCACTGGTGGCCTATTATGTCTGGCGAAGTTCCAATCCCTGATCATATTCCAAGAGAACAAGCTAAGATGCTAGTAAAACCTGATAACTGGCAGTTTTTTACACAGCCTTCCGCAATGCTCGAAGAACGTGATGAAGATGGTGAGGTAGTAGATTACAAGCCAAACAATACTGCTGAAAACAAAAAACATATGCTTGCCAACTATTATGACAATTTAATAAGAGGTAAAACAAAAAGCTGGATTGATGTCTATGTTATGAATAGGCTTGGCACTATCCAAGACGGAAAGCCGATAT